AGTCATGGCTTCTGATCAGCACGCCGACAGAGCACGCAGCCTGGAGACAGCACTTGAGAAGCGGGATGCTGAGATTGAGACGCTCCGCTGGACGCTTGGGCAGGTCGCGAAAGCGAACAAGCCCGATCCGATCCTGGAGCAGTGGTAACGATGTCGTTACTACCACCTCCAGGACGACGTAAGCCACCAGACGACGAGACAGCCGACGCCATTGCTGTGGCGAAGTCAGGGACCGATCAGATGCAGGCTGTCTACATGGACATCTGGATTCCGTTCTTCTCCAGCCTCGGCAAAGAGATGGACAAGAAGGGGATGAGCGCTGAGCTCAGGGACCGAGTCATCGGTGACCTGCACCACAAGTTCATCACCATGTCGGAGGTGCGTTGATGAGCAAGGTAGAGAAGTTGGAGTTCTTGCTGGTCGTAGTTGATAGCTTCGGCGGGAAGCACTATACTGAGAAGCGAGATCGTGAGCACGCTAACACTGGGCTCAAGCACGCCATCAGAGACCGAGAGCGAAGTCCGTTCTACAGGGACGGCGACGCGTGGATTGAGTCACGAACCGTATCAGGATGGGAGAAGATCTAGTGGTCACAAAGATTGACAAGAGCAAGCACACGCTGATCGCATCGCGGGTCTCTGGCGGTGAGACTCTTCAGTCCATCGCTGACGATCTCGGCGTCACTCGCGAGCGGATCCGACAGATCGCACGGCACTGCGGTGTGGTTCCGAGTCGCATCACGCGAGACACTCGTGACGAGCTCATCAAGGCGCAGGCCGATCAGATCGTCAAGGATCGTGAGTGGTGGATTCCGTCTCGTTTCAGCGAACGTGGATTCACGCGGGCCCAGTTTGAGGAATGGCTGTTTGAGCACGACGGGCTGCTGTTGGCGCGGTGGGTATCTGCGCAGGATCTTCCGACGTCGACCACTGGAGTAGCCAACCCGAATCAACGGCGCTGCGTCATGTGCCACGAGTGGAAGCCGTGGTCGGAGTTCTACAACGACCGACACGGGGTGAACGGCAAGGCGCAGAAGTGCGCTGACTGCTCCCGTGCTGAGGTTGAGATGTACCGGCAGAGGCGCAACTACCCAGAGCCGACCGTCACCGAGAAGCGGTGCGCCGGTTGTGGTGAGACAAAGCTGGCCACGTCGTTCAGTAGGCTCACGTCTGCTACCTCTGGGTTGCAGTCCCGATGCAAGGAGTGTCAGAAATGAGCTGGACACTTCTTCTCGTTGGGTGGGGAATACTCACTGTCGGCATTCTCATCGGTGGTCTTCTCTGTTCGGTGAGCCGACAAGACGACGCTGTGATGATCGCACTCCAGGACGCTGCGCTTCGCGAGCACGACATCGATATGTGGTGGATGACAGATTGAAACTGAGCTGGTCCGACTGGATCGAAGAGGACTGGGAGAAGGATGCCAACTGCAAGGGATCGGACTCAGCGCTCTTCTTCACCTCCAGAGGACTCCAGCACTTCAAGGCTCGGCAGATCTGTGCGCAGTGTTCCGTGAGGGAGCAGTGCACTGCGTTCGCTACGGTGCACAACCAGGAGTTTGGCTACTGGGGCTCGACGGCGAACGACAGAAGGATCAGCCGAAGAGATCAAAGGAACGACGACTGACCACAATGGTCGGTCGGTGACAAGCAGCCCGAATAGGTGGGAACATAACCCCCCGCCTAGAAGCCCCGCTCAGGGAGGCAGGACATCCATATGATGCCCGACGTTCCAGCACCTCCCTGGGTGCGGGCTGCACATAGGAGAGACATGCCGAAGAGCAAACGCACGAGGGCCAAGGTGCGGAGCCGCATGCCGCTGAAGCGGCGAGTCGGCAGAGGCGCCAAGAAACGCAAGTGAGCCAAGACGAAGAAGATCCCCAGTAAGCGAGTGCCCTGGGGATCTTCTTCCATGTTGTTTCAGGTTCTGAGCCGTCAAGACAGGAGGGTCAAGAACCGGCTCGTTCCTGAAGACGACATCATAGCGCAACATTCACCAGTGTGCGCCACTTCACGCTGTATCACGTTTGGGTTATGCTCCGATCATGGGTACCCCCTCAACATTCCTGGACATGCACGACATCGAGGATCCAGACACGTTGCCGTCGCCACCGGTGACCGATGTCGTGACTACTCCAGAGGACGATGTTCGTGGCAGAGCAGACATGAAGATTAAACGTCGATACGGTCACCTCATGGAGTACGGCACGGTCATCTCAGAGACGTGGGATGACGACTGGATCAGTCTCGTCATGGAGGCTGAGCAGCAGAAGGGCCGCGCCGTGTGCGGAGCTCGTAAGACGGCAGAGGCTCTCAAGAATCAAGTTGAAAGAGGCAAGATCACGTACGATGAACTTGCTGAGGATCCGGTCATCATGGTCTGCAAGAGTCCAGCTGGGCTATCGACGGATCATCCAGGTGAAGGCCGGTGCATCATGCACGGCGGCGGTCTCGACAACGGAACCGTGAAGACGGGGCAGTTCTCTCTGCTCAAGCACAACCGGTTGGCTCCTCGCGTCTCCGAGTACTTTGAGATGGAGCAGCTGATGGATCTGCGATCAGCGATCGCGATTATCTACGCCGCAATGGACGAGATGCTCGGGTCAGACGAGGCGATCACACCGGAACGAGCTCAAGAGATCGGCGCGTTGATGTCACGCGTTGGACAGCTCACGAAGCAGCACAACGACATCACAGCAAGCAAGCAGATCACGATCGAGGTTCCGGAGTTCATGGCATGGGCCGAGTTCTTCTACGAGCTGGCGATCAAGTACATCCAAGATGGGAAGGGCAATGTCGCAGGATTCCTTGGTGAGGCCCAACAGTTCTACAACGCAACAGTCACCCTCACAATCGGAGATGAGCGGGTCCAAGCTCAGGCTCGACGAGACGGCGATGGAGCGCTCAGGGATGGCAGTGGTGTCGAGGTTGTTGGCCTACCACGTACCGGAGTCGAAGAGTCCTGAGGCTCGGCGGGCCCGCATTGATCCGATCTACTTCGGTGAGCGGTACGTCAAGCCTCACGACGCTCGTTGGACCTCGGAGACGCAGCCGTTCCAACGGGACATGGTGCACCATCTCCTCAGGGGGAGCCGGTTCGATCCTGAGATCCTGAAGCTGTATCCGCGCCCTGACGACGCCAAGAAGAACGCCGAGACTGTCTTCAAGACACTCTGGATTCCGATCGAGCACGCCAAGACAACCTGGATGTCGATCGTGATCCCACTTTGGATCCTGGCGATCGATCAGGAGACGATGGGCACGCTCATCGGCAACCGACAGGGTGACGCCATGAAGTCTCTCGGGCCGATCAAGTGGCACATTGAGAACAACCAGCTCCTGCGAGCTGAGTTCCCTGAGCTCCGACCCGACTACGTTGCTGGTTGGTCTGATCAGCGGATCTTCGTGGAGCGCAAGTCACGATCGAAGGATCCGTCAATCTGGACGACCGGCATCACCGGCACGATCCAGGGTGCCCGCCTCGACTGGGTGTTCGGTGACGACGTCCAGGACCGCACACGCGCCCTGTCCGAGATCAAGAACCAGGCCGACCAGGAGATGTGGCAGGAGATCATTGAGAACCGTGTTGTCGATGGTGGGATCTGTGCGAGCTACGGCACACTCCAGACCGGCAGAGACCTCACAGCAACGCTCAGTCGTTCCGAGGGCTACCAGCACATGCACCTGTCAGCGGTCGATACCGATGGGACGTACGGCAAGAAGGGAGCTCCGCTGTGGATGCCGCAGGAAAGGCTCGATGCTGCGCTCAAGCGACAGGGCACCAGGCGGTTCGCTCGTAAGTATCTGAACGACGCCACTGACGAAGGCGGCAAGCTCCTCAAGGCCGACATCCTCACGTTCGTCTCGCACAACCAGATCCCGTGGCAGCGCCTCATCTACTTCGGAGGTGTCGATCCAGCAACCGGTGAAACCGAGGTGGCTGAACCAGACGAGTACGCCATTGCTTGGGGCGGTCGGACACCTGACGGCGTCGTGTATCTGCTCGGGACGATGGGCAGCTCAGATTGGAACATCGCTGATGGAACGAGGCAGCTCCAGAAGCTCCACAATGAGAAGGGGCTACGACGTGTGGCGATCGAAGCCGTCGCATTCTCAGTGGCGGCGAAGCAGGACATCTGGAGAAACACCAACGTCCCTGCGTACAAGAGCCCCACAACCAAGAGCAAAGAGCTACGGTTTGAGACGATGAGCGTGCACTTTGAGACCGACAGAGTGCTCGTGTACGAAGGCGGTCCTGGCATCTTCCCAACTGGGAAGGACGACATTGACAGCGAGAACTTCTACGATCAGTGGATCGACTTCAATGAAGGAAGACATGACGATCGGCTTGATGCCGTTGAGAAGATGCTGGAGGCTGCGATGATCTCAGGCATGGCGCCAGGTGATAAGTCTGATAGCATCCGAAACGCGCTGACGAAGGCGAGCTTCACATGATCCCAATTACCATCCCAGATCCAAACCTTGAGACACAGCTGCGGTCACCTGGATCGCTGCCAACATTCGACCCGACGTTCACCTCTCCGTACCGCCTCGACACCTCTGAGGTGGACTACGCGCTGGCTCGGCGTCTCTACTACAACCGAGATCAGCGGTACAAGCTCGGATCCGGATTCTCACGACCTGCGATCAATGTGCCGGTTGGATTCATGGGCGTACCGATCCTCACTGCTGATACCCAGGGCGGCGATGAGCAGATGTGGCTCGATCGATTGACTGCTCAGTGGGCATCACAGATGCAGAAGGCGCACAAGATGTGTCTTCGTGACGGGGAAGTGCTGGTCAAGCTGAGGCCGATGAACAGGTCAGGCGCTTACGCTGCGCTGTACACCCCTGACGACAAAGACCTGGAGCTCGCGCTGATCCCAACCGAAGCGTTTGAGATCATCTCCAAGGATGAGGATCTCGACGCCATCGAAGCCGTCAAGATCAAGCATGTGTTCATGCGGCCAGACGGATCGACGGGTGAGTTGGTGGAAGTGATCCTCTACGAGACGATCACTGCCGACAAGATCATCCTCAAGTACGAGAACGACGAAGAGCCACCTCGTGACATGGACAACCCGCTCGGGTTCGTGCCAGCTGTTCACCTCCAGAACGAGGATGAGATCGGTGAGCTCCACGCCAGTTCGGACCTGGAACCGATTGAGCCGTACATGAAGTTCTACAACGACGTGATGCTCCATGCAGGATCATCGAGCGAGCTCCACTCCACAGCGAAGCTGATCATCCGAGCCCGTGACGTCACTCGGTTCATCAACAACAACTTCTCTGACGCCGAGATTCTTGAGGGTCGTCTCAGATTTAAGAACAAGGACGTCCTCTTCTTTGAGTCCGGAGATCCGGACATCATGGCGACCGGATCCTCGATCTATTCCGAAGGTGCTGAGATCATCCAGGCCCGTGCGCCTCTTGGCGACACGACCACGCTGTTGGAGTTCATCTTCCTCAACATCGTTGATGCGTCCGAGGTGCCTGAGTGGGCATTCGGCGGGGCGATCGCAAGCTCCAAGGCGTCGGTCGGTGAGCAGGGGTCGCCGCTCGTGCACAAGACCAAACGCAAGAGAACGATGACAGAGTCTGTGTGGTCACTTATCGGTCGCATGGCTCTCAAGTCGATCCTCAACAAGCGCGAGCGGGTCACCGTTACGTGGGATGAGCTTGCACTGCGAGACCTCAAGACTGAGGGTGAGGCATTCCGCAACTTTGCTGAGTCCCTGATCGCTCTCAACGACGGTCAGATGGTCTCCAAGCACACAGCGAACAACGTGCTGATGAAGCTCATCAAGGAGATCGATCCGTACGACCTTGATGAATCTCCAACTGAGAGTGATAGGATCGAGGACGAAGTCAAAGAGAAGATGGCTCAGGCCGAGGCTCTCATGAAGGACGAGCAAGAGGAGTTTGAGGATGAAGATCGTGAAACAGGGCTCACAGCTGCTGGGTGAGATCGCCGTTCTTACTCCAGCTGAAGCCAGCGGACATGAAGTTCCGTTTGCATCTGGGTTCGACATCGAGAAGCTCAAGGAAACAGACGACGACCCGTTCTTTGTGACGGTGTCGATCAAGCCGAGTCGTGGAGACCAGGGCGCAGGTCCGGTCTACGACGAGGCTCTTCTCAGAAACCTGGAGGCGCAGTTCAACACGAAGCGTCCTCCAGGCTACAAAGGTCACCAGGATCCTGAGAAGGTGTCCTGGGAATATCGGGATGCGGTCACGGCATGGGTAGGTGCCCAGTACGTGTCGGATTCCGAAGGTAAGGGTCAGCTGTTGGTGAAGGGATACGTACCGCGCACAGCGGAGGATCTCAGAACCCAGTTGAGACTGGCAGAGTCCGGAGCCGACATCGTCAACAGTGTTTCGATCTTTGGGGTCAGAAGCACTGAGGACGACAGGGTGACGGAGTTCGACCTCTGGTCATTGGACTGGACGCCAAAGGGTCGAGCTGGAATGGAGACCGAACTGATCAATGTAAGTGGCGAGCAGACCAAGGAGGATGTAGTGACTCGTGAAGAGGTCATCGCTTCCCTCAAGCTCGATGAGGTGCCTGCACACCTTGCTACCGCACTTCGTGCGGAGGGCAGGGATGAGCTGTCTAGCGACGTAGAACTCGCTGGCGAGATGCGGGTCATCTTTGAGTTTGATGATGAAGCAGATTCCTCGGCTGTGATTGATGCCGTTCGGTCCCTAGTTGGAGCTAGCAAAGCTGTAGAGCTTGGCAAGGCTGTTGACGAGGCGATTGATGGTGCGGAGATCACAGCTGAGATGGCGAAGGAAGCGGTGCGTGACGCAGTCATGTCATCCGTAACCAACGCTTCAACCAAGGAAGAGATCACCGGTGAGATCACCAAAGCTCTCGACCGTCCGTACATCAAGGCACTCGTGGGTAAGACCACGGTCGTGTCAGGTGGCGGTTCCAACAAGACGGACGATGCCCGCCAGGGCACCGTCTGGGAATAGGAGACACACATGGGTCACAAGACCTCTGATGGACTGTCTCTCGTAGTCACCAATGACTCTGGTGGCGATCTTCTGCACGGCGATCCTGCTGGTATTAGTGGAGTCTTCGGATTCTGTGATACCGATGTGGTCGACACAGCGGAAGTGTCGCTGTCAATCGGTCAGGAAGAGCGCGAAGTGCAGCTGCCCGCCAAGGCTGGCGGCTGGGCGATAGGAGACGATGTCTTCTTCACCGGCACAGCGTTCATCGATGTGGCGCAGTCAGCACCGTGGGACACGCCGGTTGGCACCGTCGCACGAGTTGTTGCTGCTGCTGGTGGTTTCGGGTGGATGGTCGTCATCCCAGGCGCGTTTGCAGGGAGGGCATAACCATGGCGAGAATGATTACCAAGGAAAGCCTCCTCGCTGAGCGCAGCGGCTCGGTCATGACCGAGTACGCGGTGGGAGAAGCAGCACAATCCGGAGCAGCCGGTACACGATTTGAGATTCCTCGTGGGCCTGACGGCTCGCTGAAGAAGCTCAACCTGACCAAGCCGATGGGTGAGTTCCTCGGATCGAGCGCGATGGTCGAAGAGTTGGCGCAGTACGTCACGGTGCAGATCGAGAGTGGCAGGGACGAGCACCCGCTTCTCTACAAGCCGATCTACCAGACGATCAGCAATCCCAACCTTCCCCGTCTGATCGATTCAGGCTTCCAGATGTACGCCGACTCTGTCTGGCTCAAGCATCTTGAGGGGCAGGAAGTTCGATTCGGCACCACGCGTGCAGAGCAGGGCCCGACCGTTCCGATGATCACTTACACCAACGGGTTTGAGTGGGATGAGGACGTCGAGGTCTACGACGAAGGTTGGAAGGTTGAGCTTGCGAACAAGTCACTCGGTGACTCGTACAACGCACTGCTCAACCACATCTACCTGTCGCCGTTGCTCGGCTTCAACTACGCGGCTGTTGGGAACACGACCGCTCTCCAGACGGCGCCTTCGGGCAACCGGCTGGAAGCAATCAGGTTGACTCTCCGTAAGGCGCTTGCTGACGCAGCGCTGAAGGAAGACGGCTTCGGTCGTAGGCATGCCATCCGTCCCACGATTGCCCTGTGCAGTCTCGCGACGGCGTATGAGCTCAATGATGCGCTTTCGCTCATCAGCGATACCTCTTCGATTGGTGCCGGTACCAACGCCACAGACCTGTTCCTCGGACGTCAGTCCGACACAGCTGGTCCCAACCCGAGTGTCAACCAGATCTCCAGCATCATCGTCTACGAAGGCGACAACATGCAGATGGGGAACCTGCGTTGGGACTACGAGGGAGCGGCAGCTGATGAGGTTCTCCTCATTCAGCCGAAGCGGAACACGTTTGAGTACATCAAGCATGACATGCGGGTTGACACCGAGCGTCCCTCGGACATCTCCCGTCTTGTCATCGCTCAGATGGTTGCGCGGACGAGGCGCGGTATGCTTGCCGTTCCCGAGTCCTCGATGTGGAAGGTGGCACTTGCATGAGTCCACAAAGATACCCAAACGCCGATTACCCCACGGCATACGACGAGGCCAACATGGTCAAGATCACTGACGTTCCTGTGAACGTCACTGGTACTGGCGTGGTTGTCTCGGACGTCACCGCGGGCCAGGGGCCGCTCATGGAAATGGACGCGCTCACTGGAAGTGATGTCAAGGGAACGGATTCACGGGGCACAGCTCCTGTGGAAACACCCGAACCCGAAGCAGCGGAGTAAGCGAATGGACCGGAGAGGTGCTCATACCTCTCCGGTCCCACTCGTTCGGAGGAACAGATGAACACGATCGCCACAATGCGGCTGTACCTCAGAGACACAGGCGATCCGTGTAGGTTCTCAGACGAAGAGCTCCAGGCTCTTTACGATCAAGCAGGCACCATCGAAGGCGCCACCGCGATGGGCTGGCTGCTCACCGCTTCCGAAACTGGTGGAGACCCAGTCTCCCAGTCGGTTGGAAACACCTCTGAATCTTGGGGCCAACCCACCGAGAAGTACAAGGTCGCAATCAGGATGTGGAAGTTCTGGTTGGACAAGGACAAGGAAGCCAACGGTACCGACACCGGATCTGTTGGAGTCTGGATGGAGCTCGTGCCAGACGATGCGAACGGCACCGGCACTCTGGTGGCAAGACTCATGGAGCACCAGAAGTCCATGCAGGACATCTACGCCACCGTGTAGGGGGCGACGATGGACTTCAAGGCACCAGGAGTTGAAGACGAGAGGCAGAGTTGGCTTCTCACTCAGATCCACGAAGCTCAGGGAACACTCGATTCCAAGATCGCTGAGGCAAACGCACTGCCTGACAGTGAGCTGTCGAAGGCTTCTCAAATCTCCAGACTGAACGCCATGAAGCGTGAGGTCAGCACCTCGTTCTCTGGGCTCGACTCAAGCGTGCAGCTGTGGGCAGACGATGGGATCACGAGCCTCTACGAGGAAGGGTGGTTCATCGCTGGAAGAGAGACCGGCGCCTCGATGGAGTTCAGTCTTCCGCACCGAGAGGCGCTTGACGTCCTCTCGTGGGATGCGTACGACGACGTCGGCACGAAACTCCAGCAGTACTCAGCTGAGTTCGATCGAAAGATCGAGCTCCAGAAGATGTACCAGGGGATGGATCCAGGAGACATCGCTCTCATTCAGACGAAGAGCAGAGAGGCGATAGCGCAGGCTCTGCTCACTGGAGAGGCAGATCCGAAGAAGGTCTCCAAGAAGCTCGCTGACGATCTGTGGGAAGACGGCGTCACCATCATCGACGCTGGTGGCAACCACTGGGAGATGGAGACGTACACGCGCATGCTTGTGCGCACGAAGTCAGCCAACGCCTACAGCTCTGGGACGCTCAACAAGTACGCCGAGGACGGCGTCAGTCGTGTGAAGGTGCACGATGGCGTTGTCGACGATGAAGAGTGTGCTGAGGCTGACGGCAAGACGTGGACGATCAAGTATGCAATGGAGCACGTGATCGAGCACCCAAACTGCCGACGTGCCTTCTCTGCGAAGCAGGGCCACGGGGCGGTCGACAACAAGGCGGCTGAAGAGCAGGTCGTGTCGATCAAGGCTGACCGCAGAAAGAACACGTGGCGTGACTGGGCCAAGGCGGTTAGACGTGCGTACCGAACCGGAGAGTTCAACGTGGCGTCGACCACAGCGATCTACCTCACAGAGAAGGTGGCCGACAAGACCGGTATCTCTCAGCCACTTGTTCAGTTCGCTACGAAGCTCACGCTCGGCAACTTCATCAAGGCTGGTGATGCGTACTTTGAGTCGCTCGTCGACCCAGTTCTCTACTCGATCGGTCTGATTGACAACATCCCACAGCGTGCGATCTTGATGAAGGCGAAGTACCCGAGCAAGATCGTTGACGTGATCACTGAGTCGATCATGGCGGCGAACTTCGACGCGTTCGGATCTGTGGTTCATCCGAAGGTCAAGGCACTCACCACGATCTTGGACAAGGCATCTGAGTCGATACTCGGGAAGGGTGGGTACGCGTATCGAGCAGATGACTTCTATCGGAAGGTGACTCAGAGGGACGTCATCAAGATGTTCGGCCTGCTCACTGGAGAGCTCAAGAAGATCAACAACTTCGGCGTCCAAGTCGACGCCATGTACAACGGGGTCATCAAGGGCTACATCACCGATGGCCTCAAGCACTACAAGAACATTCAGAGAACAGGAAAGAAGTTCGGAGTCGACATCGACCTCTACCGAGACTACGTGGACCGCGCTCTCCGTGAGCTCGGGGTGAGTGAGGCTGACTACCGGAGAAAGAAGCGAGCGCTGGAGCAATACCTATCTGGTGGCGTGAGGCGCGTCCAGGATCCACAGGTGCTCCAGCGTCTCATGGATCCAATGGCTCGGCAGGCTGACGTATTGACGGCGTCTGTTGCTGACGCTCGCAAGCAGCTCGATGAGATCGTGAAGAACCTTGGGTGGGTGACGAAGACGAAGTCAGAGATCACTGAGATTCAGGCTCGGTTCTTTGGGAGGCTCCCGTCGATCATCGACGAGGAGGCGCTCAAGGCTGCGGTCAATGTGCGGTCCAGCGAGAACATTGCTCGGACAATCGCTGACGACATCATCGACGAGACGACCGGCACAGTGGTTGACATCAACAAGTATCGGCGCAGCGTGACCGGCACAGCTGAGGTTGTAGACGAGCGGACGCCGTCCTCGGTGGCCGACTTCCAAGCGTTCGTGGCAACGAAGGAAGCTGCTGAAGCAAGGGAGACAGCTGATCGGATCGACAGTCTTGATGATCGGCTCAAGGCGCTCGGCAAGAGAGCTGAAGAGAACAGGCGCGCTCGTCTGGTTGAAGAGGGGATCTATGGTGACGACGGAACGGTTGCCAAGGTGCTCGACCTTGATGAAGCTCGTCTCAGGAGATGGTTCCGTGAGGCTGGCGAACCAGAAGACCCAGCTCCGTCATGGCAGCTTCCGCAGGTGGCGACCGGCACCGCTGCTGGAACTGGAACAGGGTTCGGCATGGCGACCGGCACCGCTGCTGGCACCGGCACCGGTCTCAGGGCTGTGCCTCCGCACGCTGGCACTGACATCACCGGAGGCCGCAAGTTGACGATGGGTGCCGCTGCGGACGCTGTTGATCCGTTCGGCAACGAGACGATTCTTGGCCCAGACGACATGGACAATGTAATTCGGTACATGCGTGGGTCGCTGGACGACATCGATAGCACGTACAGCGAGGAAGCGATCGACGACTTCGTCAAGTACCTCAAGCTGATCCAAGACGACGGGGAAGAGGGAGCTCTCTTCGCTGAGATCGAGCAGTTCATCTTCACGCTCAAGGGGCCAATCGACATCCAGACCGGTCGACCAGTGGCGCTTACGAAGTGGGAGACGTTTGAGCAGGTCGTTGAGCAGCTTGAAGGGCTGAAGATCAACAGAGCTACCGGAGTAGCAGAGGTCAACGGCGTTCCTCTCGTTCCTAACTCACCTGAGAGCACCAAGTTCATCTGGTCAATGCTGGCGATTGAGCCAGAGTTCTGGGAGAAGACTGGGTTCTGGCAGGACGTCATCGGGTTCGGGTCAGACACCGACATGATCTTCCGTCACCTCCCTCCGCAAGCTGAGTCCACGTATGAGCGCGGACAGCAAGCAGCTCGTCTGTGGAAGAACCTGATGGACGAGCTCCAGACAGTGAGCGACGGCATCGGCACAAGCCAAGTTCACTTCGGTAATCTGCGCAGATCACTCGATGAGATCTACGGCGCAGCGAATGTGTCGGTCATCGGTGACGCTGGAGTCAACGGAGAGATATTCAAGGTCATCGACGGCGACGGTCGTGTGTTCCTCATCAAGCCGCTCACCTCTGGGCATGGCGGTGAGCCATACACCATCACGCTGTCACACGGCGTGTCCGACTTCATCGGCAGCAAGCTGGACGACATTCCAATCTCTATCGAGACTCGTGTCATTCCTCTCAGTGAACAGGGCGAGGACTACATCGCCGTCATGCCGTACTTCGTTGGCGATCAGATCAGCGAGGCGTTTGACGAGATCACCGCTGAGGGGATGTCTCGTCTCAACCTGTTTGACCGGCTTGTCATGGAGGCAGATCCGAACACTGGAAACTCGATGGTCAACAGGGCGAACCGTCGTGCTGTGTCGATCGACACTGAGTCCTCGTTCGCTCTACTCACGATCGGTGAGGTGCACCCAGGGATCGCTGACAGGGTTGTCGACTACGGATTCAACGGTGAGCTGCCGTCGATATTCAGGATCAAGAACATCGAGGACTGGGTCGGCGGCACCGAGGTGTACCGGCGAGCAACGAACGCACCAGCGCTCACAGAGATCAAGCTCACTCTCGCTGAACAGGACTTCCTAGTTCCAAGAGCTCGACGGTTTGTCTCAAAGGGCAAGGACGGATTCGCTGGTGGCGTGAACGTGGACGGAGTCAACGGCGGGGCAACGATTGAATGGAAGGGACTGCCGACGCTGGTGCGTGGCGACAAGGCGTCTCTGATCGGAGGTCGAGCCACAGTCCGCACCGGTAACTTCACGACGTACATGGAGGTAACGCACTTCGCTACGCCGAAGGAAGCGGAGCTCCTGCGCGACATGCTCGCCCGTAATCTTGATGACGAACTTGCAGACGTGATCAGGAAGCGTGTTGGTGAGCTGTCAGAAACGAGCAGGAGCAAGTTCATTGACCTGTGGGAGCCTGGCGGCACCCTCGACGAGGCGATCGACAGCGCTACAGCTCACCTCTCTGGTGTGTTCGCTCGCAGGGCTGAGTACCTGCTCGACAACAACATCGTCAACACGACTGGCGGCATCACCAAGCACGTGGCCGACGACGGAACCGTGTACGAGATTGGCAAGAAGATCGACATCGTCCGGACCACTGAGGCTGACCAGTGGAACCCGATGCACGGCATCGTCACTGACATCTTCGACGACGCTCAGGGCAGACGTCAGATCGTGGTGGCAAACGAGATGGGTCAGGGACACTCCACGAAGCAGCTTGAAGCGATCTTCGGTAGACGAGGGACAGACCAGTACCACCGCGGTCCGCGCACAGAGATCTACGCAGACGAGTGGTCAGATGCTGTGACTGCTGAGCGTATTGAGACGAACACATTCGTTGAAGCGGTCCAAGAGAAGCTCGACACGAAGCACGTGAGACGTCGTACGTCTGACAGTCCTCGCGATGTTGATGTTCACGTGTACGACGCTGAGGGCGTTCCGGTTGGGTTCAGGACCGAGAACGTGCAGGTTCATGTCGACAAGCCAGGACGATCAGGTGTCCGATTCAGGAACGAGACTGAAGAGACGGTCGTGTCGTGGGAGCAGATCATCGACTCAGGAAAGGTCGATGAGCTCGTAGATGCTGAGCTTGCGAAGATGGCGCCAGCAGATCGACCGATGTCTGTCGTTGTCCACTTCGCTCCGATCAGAGACAGTGAGGGAGACATTGCGTTCGGCTACATCCGGATGGATGAGCGACAGCTCCACATCACTGTTCAGTCAGCGACACAGCTTCCGTCGTCCAGTGGTCCGGTCACAGGCCGCACCGCCATATCACTAGCGCGTGACGCTGATCTTGACGACGTGGAGTCCCTCATCGATACGCTCGACTGGGACGGATTCACGTTGGTTCTGCGTCATGAGCTCTCGCACTCGATGGACTCAGGTCGCGAGGCAACACAGCGGTCTGCAATCGCCAAGAAGGTGGTGCAGGAGCTGCTCGACGAGTACCCAGACGTCGACTCGATCGGCGCGCTCGATGATCTGCTCATGTACACCGGTGGTGTTGACCTCATTCCAAAGACGTACGTTCCGTCAAGACCGGACATGTCTGTCCTTGCCCAGCTTGTTGAGTATCGGGTAGAGCTCGTCGAGGACGTCATCAACACACAGCTCGTGCGTGAATCCAAAGAGGTGCTCCAGGCAACGTCGAGCGACGGGTCGATGCCGTCGTGGATGCAGAAGGCGTACAAGGGGATCCGTGAGGGAGATCCGGACGCTCACCACGAGTTCATTGCTGAGATCTATACGAGAATCCTTGGGGTTGGAAAGGGAGCTACCGCAGCTGAGATCGACCGTGAGGTGTGGAGCCTGTTCGCCAACAAGCGAGCGGCGAAGAAGCTACTCAGTCGATCTGACATTCCGTTGCCAAAGAGCTGGTATCCAAACTCGCCTGAGTTCGTTGCGTGGCTCCAAAGGTACACAGACGGCGAGATCATCCCGAGGCACCGGAGCACGAACACGAAGTTCTACCACGAGGAGATCAGCGGCAAGAAGCTCGCTCGTGAGATCTCAGAAGCTCTGGAAGCTGGAGCTGAAGAGGTTGGTGGTACGACGCACCTCACTGGGTTCCGACCAGACACTGGGTTTGCTGTTGCTCGTTCCGGAAGTGAAGAGATCGTCAAGCTGAAGCTGGACGTCACACCAGAGATGCTGGAGAAGGCGCTCACCAAGGAGATCGACAAGTACCTCAAGGCCAACCGGAAGAGGTTCCTCGCAGAAGACGACTGGTACTTCGGCTACTGGCTTGAGCCAGCAAAGGGAGCTGATGGGGAGGACATCTTTGAGCTGTACCTCGACGTAACCAGGGTCATCGATGACGAGCTGGACGCTGCCTACTTTGGGTACCGAGAGCAGCAGAAGGCGATGTACCGACTGCACGACGGTGGCGAGACGATCAGACTCACCGACGAGACGCCAGACTTCAAGATGTGGCTCAACACTCACTACCCAGATATGACTGAGCACCAGCTGTCAATCATGCTCAACCGGATCGGTGCGTCAAGAACAAAGGTGAGCCCAACAAAGGACATCGTTGAGGTGATAGACAAGAGAGGTCGAATGGTTCCGATCTCACTGGAGTGGATGACGAAAGCGATGCGTGAGCGCCTTCAGCATTCGTACATGCACGAGTACTGGTACGCGCAGACGAAGATAGCGAAGACCGGCAAGCAGAAGGGCAAAGAGGTTCTTGTCATCGTCAAGGACAAGGCTGTTCCGCTGGCATCTCGCAAGAAGGTTGTTGTCACCAAGAAGAGGATCAAGAAGAACTTTGAGCGGATCCTGAAGCAGGCTAGCGAGTACATCGGTGAGGATCTCGTTCCTGATTCACTGCCAGACAAGAGCTGGTTGTCGCGTAGGAGAGTGAAGCTGACTGGCGCAGCTGAGGACTCCAAGGAAACTATCAGCGCCCTCCGCAGAGCGTTCAAGACGCTCGACGAGAACATGCTTCTTGCTCCGTACCGCTTTGAGCTCGATGAGATTCCACCCAACAAGGTGCGACTGTCCATGGCTCGCACACAGGACGAGGTTGTCTTGCTCAAGATGGGCATGGCGTACGATCCTGACGGTCTGTTCGGCAAGGCGATGCGGGAGATGGGGTTCAATCCTGTCTCCAAGTACGCAGCCAAGGGAGACCAGGAGTTCTTTGCGGAGTCGGTACTTGCTGTGCTCACCGGCAGAGCCAGCGATGAGCTCACAGCAGTAGTCATTGATCTGTTGCCAGAGAATCAGAGCCTCAGGCGACGTCATGAGATGCGGTTCTACCAGGCGTGGAACGGAGCATTCAAGGAGGTCGCATCCAACACTGGGATCTCTGTTGACCGCATCGTTGCGAACGCAGCCATTCTCTCCGCAGGCATGGACGCCACGGTGAACCGTGCTGCTGGTGTTTGGATGGCGCAGATGGTGTCCGAGAATCACCTGTTCACGGCGGCAGAGGCGAAGGCGGTGCGCGCGTACTTCACTGATCAGATCGAGAAACGAACAAAGGACTTGAAACCCAACGGGAACAAGAAGACGTACGAGAAGAAACTCGCTGAGATCGCCAAGTTCAAGAAGTACCGCGGCAAGGTCAAGGGTGGAATGCGCCTCGATGAGGCGATCACCAACGACATGGGAGCTCACATGCTCCAGGGCCTCACCAACACGGTGACTGAGCAGGTCATCATGCCTAACGGGGCCACGAGGAAGCTCTCTCTCACCGGTCGGTACGGCATGCCGCAGGTGGAGCGTGGGTACGCTGTTCTCACCGGCAATACATCTGTCAACGACGCACTAGGCGACACGAAGATCCGCTCGTTCTTCAACAACATCCTGGATCCGAAGGACTGGTACGCAGTCGGTGACGTGACCGTCGACTTCCACATGGCGAACATGGCTCTCTGGGTTCTCGGCATGCAGCTCCCGACAGCAAACTCTGACTCACCGAAGATCCTCGGAATGGCAGCGGGCCTGAGACCGATCGTTGGTGACGCACTACGTGAGTTGTTTGCCGACTCAGAATGGGGTACAATACTGGATGCAGACTCTCCCGCTGAGCTCCAAGAGCTCTTGTGGGAGATATGGAGACTCGGCTTTGAGAAGGAGAACGAATGGTGGGGAACAGTCCCGCAAGCGACGAAGGTACCGTACGATCGGCTGGTGGCCATGGGGTGGAAGCCTCCCCTGGAGAAGTAGACCCCACCACTGGTGTTCCGATCGAGGATCTCATGGTGAGCGCCGCCACAGTCGGCACGCTCTACGATCCAGCCACGGACGATCCGTCACAGCCTGAAGAGGTTGCAGACGTAGACCTTCAAGAGCGCGGTACGCCAGTCATGATGGGCCAACACAAGGTCAACTTCGACAGCGACAAGGAAGTGTCTGAGCTCGGCAAGGGGATCGCTGCGGCCATTCTCAATAAGGCTCGCAAGTTGGGAATGGAACCGAGCGGCAAGCGGACTGAGGGATCAGCAACAACGATCGTCAGCATCGGCGGTGTCGCTATTCCTGAGGAGCACGGCAACAGCCGTGAGGACGCTGACTCCTACCTGGAGAACCGAGCAAGGGAGAGTGGCTAATGGCTGTTCCATTCCACGAGGGGATCCGTGTCGATGACGTCGACATCAGCTTCAAGGATCCGAACATCCGAGGCGCTACGGGCTCGATCATGCACGCCGGTACCGAGGCTGATCGCGAAGACTTTGAGCGCTGGCTCAAGGAGGGTGTGCCGTACGACGACGCACTCCAGAACCTGGCGAAGCGGATTGCTCGTCGCGCTCAGCGTTCTCTTGAGTCCACGCAGGAGGAGATGTGAGGACGTTCACGTTCATGCTCGCGCGTGACGACTACGGCGAGTTCATCAAGCGCCCGAACTTCGTGATCTCAAAGAGCATCTTCATCTACACGCAGCTGTCTCTTGACGGCGGCGGCTCACCGGCGTTCTATTGGGATCCAGGCGGCACGTACCTCATGCTCGACAACTGGACCCAGCGTGAGCTTGACGCATTCGCTTCCTTCCACGCTGTTGCTGCGGTATCCTCGCTAGAGCTAACAGATGAGGAAGCAAGTGCCATCATCGCTCTCGCAGACAGCCGTACAGTCCGCAGTACAGCGGCGAAACCAATCCCAAGTTGATGGTTGGGCCGGTGAGGAGACGGAACTACTCGTCACCATCGACCCAGCAATCCCTGTCCGTGTGGAGTGGTCAGAAGGCGTAACTCCGCTTTGGGACATCTGGATCTTCAAGGAATCAGTTGACATCCAGATCGGTGATGTGCTGGTCGTGGAATCATTGGGGCTTGGGCTAACCGTCAATCGTGTGTCCACGTGGATGGGTCTCAAGGGCAAGTTCCACCATTACGAGATCATGACCGAAGAGCATGAGTGGACAGCCGAAGAGCTGCTCGCCTGATGGGACTCATCAACGTAGATGGGTTCCACCTCAAGCTCGATCGCAAGGCGATTGAGAGCCTCGGTACTGGCGAGGACATGACTCAGTCTTTGTCTGTCATCGGACAGGTTGGTGAGGCAGCTGCCAAGGAACGTGTACCTGTCGACACCGGCAACCTCCGTCGATCGATCACCTATGAAGTGAACAGCGGTAGCAATCCATACGTGCGGATCGGGACGAACGTGCGGTACGGTATCTACCAAGAGCTCGGCACACGATTCCATCCAGCGCATCCGTATCTGCGGCCAGCGCTTGTGGACATTGCTGCGTATATGAAGGGTTGACGATGACGATCAACATCACACCAGGCAAGCCATCGAGGATGCTTCCGTCGACTGTCGACATGGTGGTCGACTGGCTCAAGGCACTACCGAGCCTCCAAGCAATCATCGATCCTGGGTCTCGTATCTCCTCAACACTGCCGGTGGATGACGACAAGATCGTCTATCCGTGGCTCACCGTCGCTCGTGTGGTCGGCGTGCCTGTGCTGCCAGAGGCGGGTATTGATCGTGCGCGCATCACGTTCAACTCGTGGGGCGGCACGACGAGCTCAGGAGCTCCGTACTGGCCAGCGTCAGACCTGCTCATGAGGACTGTCGAGCACGAGCTGCGGCAGGTATTGTCTGTTCATGTGGTCGGCAAGGGACACATCGTGTCCGTGTCTGGCCTTGAAGGAATCCAACAGCTTCAAGATCCGGATACCAACGGAGCTCGATGGTGGATGGATGCAATCGTTGTCACACGAGGAGAGTGATATGAAGGTTCGACTGAACCCAGGAGGATGGATCTCCGAGTATCAGTACTCAGAGAAAGTCCGACTCACGAAGCAGTGGCAGACCGTCCCATCGAAGATGGGTAAGGCGATGCTACAGTTGCAATACAAGGGACGACCGATGGTGGAGTCCGACGAAGCTGAGGCTGGTGAGGCCGAGGTGGAGGATCCGGTAGCGGAGTCCGAAGACGCCGAACAGGAGGGTGAATCCTAATGGCGAGAACTGAAGAGGCCGTAATTATCGGCCCTGGATACATGTACATTGCGGCCTGGGCCGCTGGTGCGGCTGAGCCGTACACGCCGATCATCGGTGCGGACGACGTCACCACTGATCCAGCTGGCAACTGGGAAGATGTTGGCTACTCCGAAGACGGTTGGAACCTCGTCGCAGAGAATGAGTACGGCTTCTGGACCCCTGCCGAGTTGGTCGATCCGATCGCCACCGTCAAGGACTCCCAGACCCTCAAGTTCCGTGGAGTCGCTGCACAGTTCTCGCTTGAGAACCTCAAGATCGCACTCGGCGGTGGCACGATCACCATCGAGACGCCTGGTACCCTCGGGTCCGCTGCTGCGATCCACAAGTATGTGCCACCGGCATCGACCGGCTTTGAGTACTTCTCAGTGCTCTTCCGTGTCTTGACTGAGGGCATCAACGAAGAGTCCGGTGAGCAGAATGTCCGTGACTTCTACGTGCCGAAGTGCATCTCCATCGCTACGCTCGACGTAGCCCATACGAAGGGTGCGAACCCATCGATGGCAGCGTTGGAGCTTCAGGCTGTGAAGCCCGCAGGCGACATCTTTGAGACGTACGAGCAGGCACTGGCCGCCGCATGAGCGACCAAATCTTCAAGGACTTCGACGCAGCTGCTGACGAAGAAGAGGAGATACGACTTGCCACGTTCGTGTACGGAGGTGAGACGTTTGAGGACGTCAACCTCAACGTGCACGCTGGCAAGATGCTCCTCTGGATGCGCGGTGGTCAGTCGATCGAAGCTGTTCCTGAGATGCTCGTGCTCTTTCTCGGAGAAGACGAGTTCCTTCGTCTCTGCGAGATCGATGTCGATTGGTCGAGGCTTCAGAACCTCGTCAAGTGGCTCGCCAGTGAGCTGGGTGGTTCGGGAAACTGAAGGAGTACTGGAGGTGGTTGGCCCGATACGGGTCGGCCACCGTCCAGTGGAGCAATGTTGAGGCGCAGATGGCGTTCCATTTCAACCTAACGCTGCATGACATCTGGACAATGTCGTGGCGCAGGTTTGTCGTACTCTTTGATGCGCTCTTCCCTCGTAAGTTGCAGGAGGACGCCACCGATAACTCCGGTGTTGGCCCCAACGACAATGGCGTGAAGAAGTTCGACGTCATCAAAGACTGGAATGAGCTTGTTGGTTCACAGGCAACCGCAGGGAAGCCGAAAGAGCTGCACCAGTACATGAAGGAGCAGGGCATTGGCCAATAACAAACTGGCCGAAGCGTTCATTGAGATCGCGCCAGACTTCGGAGGGTTCACCAGCAAGCTGGTCGAGGGATTCGACTTTGCATTCGGATCCGCGGCGGTGTCGATCTCTTCCTCGTTCGATGCCGCTGGGCGTGCTCTGTTCAAGAAGTTCTCCATCCCGCTTGCAGTAGCAACCGCTGCAAACATCGCTCAGTTCCAGGCGCTGGAGCGCGAGATCAACACGGTCATGACGCTGTTCGGAACGTCTGGTCTCACAGCTGTTGACACATTCTCTGAGATGTCACAGGGCGTGCGTGAGGTAGCTCGTGAGGTAGGTGGTCTTGAGAAGGACATCGCCGGTGGTCTCTACCAGGCGATCTCTGCCGGTGTCCCGAGAGACAGTGTCTTTGAGTTCCTTGACGTTGCGCAGATGGCTGCGATGGCTGACAAGGCAGCGGACCTCACGGTCGCTGTCGACGGTATCAGCACAGGAGTCAACGCATTCGCAGCGGAGGAACTGAGCGCAGCTGAAGCGTCTGACATCATGTTCGCTACGGTCGCCGCTGGTAAGACCACGTTCGCTGAGCTCGGTAGCTCCATCGGTAGAGCGGCTGGTCTAGCGGCCAACGCTGGTGTTGAGTTCACTGAGTTCAACGCGATCATCGCTGAGATGACGAAGTCTGGTATCGCTACGTCTGAAGCTGTCTCGTACATGCGAGCTGCGCTGACGAGCCTGCTCAGGCCGTCAGAGGATATGAACGCCATCTTCCGTGAGATCGGCTTTGAGACAGCCGAGGCTGCTGTGCCGGTAATCGGACTCCAGGCGTCGTTGCAGGCGCTTGTTGACGCTACTGGTGGATCCACAACAGAGCTCCAGGAGCTGTTGGGCTCAGCTGAGGCTGTGTCCACGACGCTCGCTGTCACCGGCGACAAGGCAGACAGCTTTGAGGCAACACTGCGCAAGCTAGAGAACTCAGCAGGCGCCACTGAGAAGGCGTACGACCTCATGCAACGTGGCATCGGTCGGTCGTTTGGGCGATTGACTGAGGGGTTCGACCAGCTCGGAAACATCTTCGGTGAGATGGGTGCGGCGATCGTCAAGCCAGTAGTTGATGTGCTCGCTGACCTCGTGTCCGGACTCGGTGAGATCTTTGAGGACATGATTCCGATGGCTCAGACGCTCGGTGGAGCCATGAAGGGTCTTATGAGCGTGTTTGATATTCCGCTGATCGGAGGCTTCGCCAAGGGACTGCTCGCAGCTGGCATTGCAATGAGCGGTTTACTCGGTGTGCTCGGTTTGATTCTTGTTCCACTCGGCAAGTTCATCTACTTGATGTTCTCACTCAAGATTATGGGCAGGATTGCTCCGCTCATGGAGACGCTTGGCCTCAAGCTCCTGTACCTCAATGACGCAATGCTCACATCGATCAAGAGCGGCGGGATCTTTGGCAAGATGCTCGGAGGACTGCGCACGGGAGTTGCCAAGCTCGGCGGCGCAATGCTCACGACATCTGGTGCGATTGCTGTCTCGTTCGGTGCGTTGGCTGTTGCCGGTGTTGCCATCTGGGGGATCGTCAAGGCGTTCACCGCAGTGCGCGAGGCGTCTGAAGAGGCAGCGAAGCAGAACGACATCTTCGGATACGGAGTCGTCAGCGCTCTGGAGGCTGCCGGTATCGCTGTGCAGGACTTCTCGCCAGCCTTTGAGGACACCACAAGGTCTGCCATTGAGACTCGCACAGAGTTCAACGCTCTCCTCCAGGAGGTGCGTGAGCTGAAGACGGAAGTCGGCTCAGTCGGCGCATCTGATCTGCTCCTGAACATCGGCGTATCGATGGTGTGGCAGGGTGCTACTCCTGAAGAAGCGTATGCGCTCATGCAGGAGATCAGTAAGTCTGAAGGGCTCACCTTCCCAGTCAACATGGAGGGCTTTGAGAATGCGCTCACTGACGTCACTGCGTTGGACGATGGGCTAGACGTTCTCGTCGAGAAGGCAAAGATCGATTGGAAGAGCTTCGGAATACTCCCTGACTGGATGAAGAGCGACACGCTGAAGAAGTCAACCACCGACGTGACTGGCCTTGGTAAGGCACTCGGCCAGATGTACACACAGGCTGCAAAGAATGAGCAGCTGCCTGAGTTCATTGACATCCTTGGTGACCTTGAAGGCGACATCGACAACGCCGCTCTGTTCGGTCTTGTCATTGACTCCATGGTCGCAAGCGTGGAAGAGATCAACGACATTGATCTTGACATGGGAGCTGGGTACGGCACGTTCGACGCTACATCGCAGCAGTTCATCGACCGGATGATGGAGATGGGGATCATCGTCAACGAGCTGGAGGATGACTTTGAGGGAATCTCGCTTTCTGAAGCTATCGACCCTGGACTTGTTGCTGATGAGTTCAAGGAAGTTGGCAACGTAGCTGCCGCTGCCTTGAACCAACTGCCAGCGAAGATCAACGGCATGAACGTCCTCTACGGAGAGCAGGGAGCGATCCTACGTCAGCTGAAGACCGACACAGATGGTGTGTTTGCCGCTGCGGTAGAGGGAATCAACAACGCAAAGACAGCGATCGTCAGCAGTCTTGAGGCCCAGATCCCGCTCTTCGGTGGGTACACAGCGGCAGTGGAGCTCACCAAGGAAGCGCTGCGCACGTCAGCTGACGCATGGCAGACCGACGTTGACCTGATCGCCTCGCGCACACAGGTGCTGCAAGACAACCTCACCCAAGAAGAGCTCGACATCTTCAACCAGAAGGGTGTTGCTGAGCAAGCGGCCTTCCTCATGGGTGACCTTGACAATGTGATTGAGAAGCTCGGCATCTTCAAGGAAACAGCTGCGTCGATGGATGAGCTTGGTGAGATCAAGATCGACGAAGCAATGGGCACGATCATGGCCGACGCTCAGACCGCTATCGACGAAGGTATAACAGCTCTCGTCACATCAGCCGGTGAAGCTGGCACTGCTGTGTCGGCTGCGTATATCGACTCGTTTGAGAGCGCGAATGGGGCAACCACATGGGGTCCGTCCGCTCAGACGTACATGGACGAAGTTGAGGGCGTCATCGGAGCCGAGATCGCTGGTCCGACAATCTCCGCTCCTACGTTCGTCGGAGGATCGACGACGTACACTGTCAACGTGAGCGCCACAACAAGCAAGAACCCAGGACAGGCCGTGTCGAGAGCTCTCCAATACGTCAATGAGCACAACCGATGAGCAACACGACTCCCCGCTACTACGCACTCAACGCAACGAGCCTTCAGACGTACCGGTGGAACCTCGTCAAGATCGACGGCATCAACAGTCGTCCGTCAATGCGTGGATCCAACCCGCAGACTCCGTACCGCCACGGCTCCTACTCATACGGACGCAAGTTCTTTGAGGAGAAGTTCATGGTGCTCCGGATGGCGATCCTCAACACCGATGCGGACGGCGCCATCACGCTGTCAAACTCGTGGGAGCACCTCTACAAGAACCTCGATGACTTCTTCAATCTGCTCTACGATGACCAGGCGCTCGTGCTCAGCAAGTACCTCGCTGACGAGGCCACTCAGCGCGAGATAGACGTTGAGGTGATTGACGAGGTGCAGGTCAAGAGCGAAGCTGCCGACCAGCGATACCTGCTCGACGTTCCGCTCCTCGCCGCTCGTCCGTTCTGGCGAGCTCTCCCGATGATCACTGATCTTGAGTCATCGATCACCGGCACTCGGGCGTTCAACATCGACATCGACGGCAATGCGCCGACCGACGACATGATCATCACGATCGACTGCACGTCGGCGGGCTCAACTCCAGCGCTGTCAGTGCCTCTCACTGAAGAAGTGATCACGATCGCTGACGGGTCGATCTCCGCAGGTGACCAGATCGTCGTCAACCTGCGTGATCGTGAGTTCACAAAGAACGGCGTCAGGTACGACCAGTCGGTTGATCACAATCGTGCGTGGTTCATCGAGCTACCAAAGGGACCGGCTACGATCGGCATGGAGTTCACATCGATCAGCGGCACCTACAATCTCAAGATCGAAAGGTATGACAAGTGGTTCTAAGAGAAGACATCAGGCAGTACGCCATCTACAAGCCAGACGTTGTTGTGGCGATGTTTGAGGCGCTCCAGGCAGCGATGCTCGTTTCTGGTGGTGCTCGTCTTGAGCGTCGTGCGGCGCAGGTTCCGTCCACGATCAGGGATGACCTTGGTGTGATCGGATCGATGATGTCCGAAGCTGGGTTCGCTCGTCAACAGATCAACGCTGGACTCGCACCAAACGACGTACCTGACGAACTAGCTAAGGCTCAGCGTATGTGGGATGTGTTTGTGCGTTGGGAGAAAGACCCAAGTTCGGTCGACTTTGAGGTGGTCAAGATGGTGCTCAACGAGTTTGCTGGAGCGATGGCGTACCTCAACGAGAGAACGCATGAAACCGGCACATTCCATCCACGATGGAACGCTGGTCTTGTCTCAGGTCAACCGTGTGAAAGCTGCGGGAGGTAGCTCATGGCAGGTAACTACCCAGACGCACCGTCTCGCAGATTCGCATACGACGCTGATGGCACTGTTGTTCTACAAGTAACAACGATTGGTGCGTTCCCATTAGGAGGATTCGGCAGTTCTCCGTGGTCGGATATGTCAGGATCAAACGCTGTGAAGGCAAACAGCGAGAACATGAACGACACAAAGATTCTTGATTCTGGCGGCAGCACCCAGGGTGAGGGTGTGACAATGGTCGGACTGTTGTTCCCAGAGGCACGAGAGTTTGACGGAGCGTGGTGGAACACTTGGGAGAACGGCGGTGGCACCGTGACTCGACTGTCATCGAGCATAGACACAACAAACGGTGTTGACGGAACATGGGTAGATCGAGCGATCTCAAGCCTCCATGACGGGACGCCATCATTTGCTGTGTGGCGAACTGGCATTACGTCTGCGGCTGTGAGCAACGTCACTGGTCTTCGGTTCTATGCGCAGCAGAGCACCCCATACAGATCAGAGTGGAGGAAAGCTCACGCTTACGGGACGTTCTCACCTGGGACAACACCGGATCGAATCCTGTTCTTGGATACGGAGAACTCAGACGCTGTGTTCTCAAAGGTGCTCGACTACGCCGAGGTACCACGCGGTCAGACTCAGGTCCGCACAATCAAGCTGAAGAACAACTCTGCCACGAAGACGATCAACACGATCCAGTTGACAGCAACTGCTCTCTACCTGAACGCCGCTTCGTGGTATACGTTCTCTCTTGATGACGTGGCGTACCAGGCAACACTCAACACCATCGGGAACCTCGGACCTGGAGATACGAAGCTCATCTACGTCAAGCAGTCTGTGCCAGACGCAGAGCAGCTTGTTCCACAAACGGCACGCCTGCGGGTCGCACACGCGTCACTGACATAGGAGGCGACTGTGGCAGTCACCTCACTCACGATTCTCTCCCCAGGATTCAGCGAGTTCGACACGTCTATTCTGCGACCACGTACGAGCGTCGTGTGGGTTGGTGGGACGGGGCCGTTCGACATCCTGTACGAGTGGGACACAGTGCAGACGTTCGACTCTGGGAACCTCGTCTCCGATCTGAATCAAGGCGTGGCGTCTCCAGACGAAGGCGTTCCTCCGTCAGATCTGGGACCGTTCGGGACTGACTGGTACCTCCGAGCCACGATCTACGACTTGTCAGACACCGGAGTAGACGAGATCCAGTCGATCTACAACGACGCTACTGGTGGCACATTCACGCTGGTGTTCCTTGGACAGGAAACCGGAGAGATTGACTTTGACGCACCAGATGTAACCGTTGCTGCTGAAGGAACGCTCACGCTCGACACGCAGCCGACAGATGGTGACACGTTCACAGTAGACACGAAGACGTACACGTTTGAGTCGGCGCTCACGAACGTAGACGGGAACATCGCCATTGGTGTTGACCTCGCAGGATCGCAGGCGAACCTCGTGGCAGCGTTTGATCTGTCTGGAGTGGCAGGTACTGACTACGCCACCGCTATGACTGCGCACACGTCTGTGGACATCGCTGCGTTCGCCACGAACGCTGCCGTACTCACCGCCAAGACATCGGGACCAGACGGCAACTCGATAGCGACGACAGAGACGTTCAACGCAGGTACCAACGTCTTCGATGCTGCAACACTCGGCACTACGACGAAAGGCGCAACAGGACTCACTGAGCTTCTTGAAGCGATCTCTACGATCACAGACGTCACAGTCACAGGATCTGGTACGTCCGGAGATCCGTGGCTCGTCACCTTTGTTGACCCAGGCAATCGTGACGTACCGTTGATGACCACCACCGACACGAACCTCACTGGGCACACAGTCGGTACGACGATCGCAGAGGACACACAGGGTGTCTACCCCGCTGGAACCGTTTCCCCAGGGACCGGCTTCCACATACTCAACTTCATCGACCCATCTGTGAACGCTCGGTTCCTCTACGCTCAAGCGAACATCGGTGCTTCGTTCGGTCCAGGTGGCATTGCAGCTGAGCACAGCGACGGAGACCCAGACGAGTTTCCACGATTCATTTACGCCAACGCGAACGTCGGAGCAGGTTTCGGATCAGACACTGACGGACCTCTCGGTGACGGAGAGCCGAACGACTCAGATCGATTCCTGTACCTCAACGCCAACATCACAGATGAGCAGCCGTGCCCGTACCTCCAGAAGATCGCTCCAACACTCACCACGCAGGGTGGCGCTATCACGCTCTACGGTGACTCATTCGGCGCTACCTCTGGGACGTACCAGGCCGAGGTGCGGCTCTATGAAGACCAGGACAAGAGCGGCTCGTATACCGTGCTCGCTACTGGTGACTGGGCAGACACACAGATCAGCGCCATTGTTCCAGCAGCGGCTACGACTGGTTGGGTAGCGGTCGTCCACACCAACGGACTAGAGACGTGCGTTGGATCCAGAACACGACTGCTCACGATTGAGTTGGTACCTCCTGACCCAGACGCTGGGTGGTGGCTCAAGACTGCAAACCGGCTCAACGTGCCAACCGCTGAGCACACGGTTCAGCCAGGTAACAACGTCACAACGTCGTTCCGCAAGATCATGAACTCGATCGGGTCAGGTCGTCTTGAGCTTCCGCTCGGTGATCCAGTGATCAACGACTTCGTTGATCCTGTCACCCGCAAGGGTGTGATCGTTCAGACGTTCATAGACAAGAGAATGCGGTACGCCTGGTTCGCTGAGAATCTGTCGCACGACTACGACGAAGAGGGCAACGCTGTAGCAGTCATCTCTGGCCGAGGCATGGAGGTTGTGGCGCTCTGGAACAAGCTCCTGCCGCACGACTACCCAGCGTCCCCTACGAAGAATCCGACCTGGATCTATGGGTCCACCGATAACTTCGTCCAGAACCCTGGCTTCGACGACGCAGCTGACAACCCAATTCTGAGTAACCCTGGAGGCGAAGACGGAAACGACGACGACGGCAACGCTGAGGGCTGGTCAAAGCGTGGCGATAACGTCATCAGCTACACAGCGATCCAAGACACTAACGCTGCAATGGAGGACGACTGGTACATCGAGGTGGAAGCCTCGGACAACCACTCAGGAATCCAACAGTCTGTCTCGGTGACGCCCAACCGGACGTACCACGTTCGCACCTACGTCAAGGATCCTCTCGCCTCTGGCATGCGTGTGACTCTGGCGCTCGGTGGAGCTGATGACATCGCAGCGACCGGTACCTACGGGAACAACTTTGAGTTTGGCAACGAGATCCTTGCCGAACTTGATAACGTAGCCCGCAATCCTTCTGGTGACGGAACACCTGGCGGTGCAACAAACGGCAACTGGCAGGTACTCGACGTTGAGGTGCAGACCGGTGACGAGCAGACATCACTTACGATCTCCATCCAGAACGATCATCACCAGAGCGGCATCTTCAACCCGTTCTGGATCGACCACACTGAGATCGAGGGCTGGGGTCTCGGGCTTGAGCCGTGGAAGGCGTACCAGCCGTCACATCACGCATCAAACAGCTTCCGACTTCAGACTGTCAAGACGTACGACGCATCACCGTACGGTCTGTACCTCAACCCACTAACAACGTGGGCTGGGATCGAACAGGTCATGCCGGTCAACCCGCTTACCAAGTACACGATGTCGCTCTGGATGTTCACCGGACTCGCCAATCCAGACGACACGTTCAAGCTAGAGGCACACAAGAACGACGGACTTGACACCTGGATTGGCACTGCTGACGAGAAGGTACCAAACGACAACGGCTGGACTCAGTACCAGATCATATTCACGACGGACGACATCACTGAAGAGCTGGTACTCAGGTTCGTGTACTCGGGACCGAACAACCCGAGTCCTGCGTACGTCGACTCGGTGTCTGTTGTTCCAGGAGAACCACCATCAACCGCTGGTGTGATCCTCAACGACATTCTCAACAAGATGAACGACCACGGGAAACTCACGTACCTTGGGGATGAAGTGTCCCGTACGTTCACCGATGGTCTCGACTCCGCAGGACAACCGTGGCCAGCAGCACTGTCGCTTGATCTTCAGCCGAGCGAGTCACTCTACGACGTGCTCGGTCGACTCGTGGCACTTGGTCATGAGTGGGAGATCGTTCCGTCTGGGTTTGCTGAGGGCGGTGACACCGGCTTTGAGCTGAACGTCTACACAGCACGACCATTCTCACCAGAGAGCGGAATCGGAATCAACTGGATCAACGACCCAGAGGGTCCGGTCATCATGCCTGGTGACGCCACCATTGGTGGGCGCATGCTCAAGTCAGCGTTCAACGTCAACACGGTCATGGCGATCGGTGACGACGGTTTGTGGTCTCGGGTCACTCAGTACCCCTGGCTCGACGAGGACAAGCAGCCGACAGACCCAGCCGAACACGGCTACCGAGACGCCTTCGGATCGATCGAGGATGTCCTCTCAGTGTCTGCTGGGGATACTCAGACTATCGCTCAGTACGCGCAGGCTCGTCTCGCTGACGCAAAGGACAAAGAGCGAGCAATCCAGCTTCAGATGCAACGGAGCTCGGTGATTCGTCCGTTCATGAGCTTCAAGGTTGGTGACTCGCTCTACGTCGACATGCCGCCGACCGATCCTGATCCGATCGTGGACTACGGAGACGGCTACACACGTTCATACCCGAAGCGGATCCGCTCGATCCAGGCTGATCTTGCAGGTGAAGGATCAGACATCACGTTCCAGGTCGACATCGATCGTGTGATCTACGAGGACGAGCTCGCTTGGTTCGCTACGATCGCCCAGCTCGCTGAACGTGATCCTGGCGGCACATCTGGCCAGGGCACCGGCAACATCAGCGGCACTGGCGGCGCTGTGTCTGTGGTGGTCGGTGGTAGCACTACCGGTGACGTTGCGCCGCACAACCACAGCATGAAGTCGACGGAGATCAGGGACAAGGCAGCGTCTGGTGACGTGTCTGGAAGCCTGCCTGGTCCGCTGACGGTGAACGCTGTCAAGGGCCAGCCGATGTCTGGTGCGATCCCGTCACCGACAACCCCAGAAGATCCGCTACCGGTTGTCAGGGTCTACGACCGCGACACGCTTACCTGGACACCGGAAGAGTTTGAGGCTGGGAGTGGTGGTGGTGGCGTTGCGACAGACGCTGCGTCAGCACGCATCTATCGCTCTGCTGCGTTCTCAGTCGTGGACGCTGGAACCAACAACTCGACGCTGCTCTCGTTCGACGCTCTCGACTACGACACAGGAGACGGCGTGTACGCCAGCGGCACACCGACTCGACTGACCGCTCCAGCGGACGGCACCTACCTGCTCAACGCGAGCATCGGCGCACAAGGGTCGATGGCGAACGACTGGTTCCGATTCCAGTTCATCAAGAACGGCACCGAGGTCATCGGGCAGCGTGGGCTATCGGTCGGCGGTGGCGATTGGCCGATATGGGATTACTCGCTTGTTGTCGAACTCGCCGCTGATGACTACATCGAAGTCCAGTACGAGAACCGTGGGGGAACCGTAACTGGATGGGCTGGAGCGAACACGACATTCCTCTCGATGACACAACTCGTCGGCGGCGGTGCTGCTGGTTCGTCATGGTCTCCGATCCTCGATACTAAGACGACCGGTGACGACCCACCGGACGACGAGTTTGACTCCACGACACTGGACGGCAAATGGACCGCTGTGTCTGGTGCGGCAGGGACTGTCAACCTGTTTGAGACTGGGGCTATCTCGGTTTACGACCTGGCAACCCGAGAGGGGATGCTTCTGCTCCAATCGGATACGTCTCCGGTCTCACTCCGTCAGGATTACACGCTCGCTGACGGCGCGTCGATCATCATCGCGATCTCTGGTATGCAGAACTGGGGCGGCGACAACGCCCGCATCGGTCTGTCCCTGAACGACAACGACACAGATCGCACTTCTGGCAACGCCGTGCATTTGTTCTACGAGCAGGACGGGAACGGTCGCGAACTCCAATGGATGACCGGCACGGACACCGCTGGCAACGAGGTTCAATACATTGATCTTGGACGCTTGTACTTCCGTATCGCTCGGGTCGGACTCGTCTACCACGGCATGGTCTCGACCGATGGAATGTCCTGGTACAACTATGATCGCGACACGATGCCTGGTGCACTCACGAACATTTGGATCACGGCAGACGGCGGCGGCAACGACGTCGTTCCGATCACGGCGATCGACTGGATCCGACTGGGCACCAACGACTTGGACCCATGGACATGATCATCGCAGTAGAGACATTCTGGCCCGAAACCTTCGGAGGCTGGCTCGGGATCATGGTCGCCGTCGTCATCATTGCGTCGGGTGTTGCGGGGATGATCAGGTACATGCAGCACACAACGCTGGTCGCCATCAAGGGAGAGCTGGTGGGGATCCGTAAGGCGCAGGCCACGAACATCGCATCGACCTTGACTGCGATCACTAGAGTCGAAGCTCTGGAGGTCACGATCAACAACGGACTCACCCACAAGACGCAGGCAACCAGCGACGAAGTGACCAAGCTCCGAGAGGCGCAGGTTCACATACGAACCGACATCGCAGAGATGATTGGACTACTCAAAGGGAAGGACATCTGATGGGGTTGTACCCAGGATCAGTCGACAGCGCTGTACGGTCGAAGACCTACGGTCCTCTGCCGACACATGGAAGAACGAAAGTGGCACTCGTGCTGCACACCACCGAGACCACAGGAATGCCTGGGTTCGGGAACGGCAGTCGCGGCCCGCACTACACCTACGGACTTCGCACACGGCTGTGGACGAAGTGGGCTGAGTACGAGGACGGCTACGTTGGGACGCTCACCGGCCACACGACCGGTGGCCACCTGAACTGCAAGGCGCTCCAGGTTGAGACCATCGGCTACTCCAACCTCAACTACAGCCCGAACGTGCTGGAGATGACCAACGAGAACTACGAAGATCTCGCTGCGTTCTACCGCTGGGCGCGCGAGCGCTACGGGATCGGCAACGTCGTCACACCAACGCCACCTGGCGGGTGGCTGTACGGCACCTCATCGAAGTACCGCATGTCGCACGCTGAGTGGGACGCCTTCAGTGGTCTGACTTGCCACGGCGCTGTCCCATCCACGCGTCACTGGGACACGGGTCTCATGGATCTCTCACGCATCCACGCACTATCCAACGGCGACGTCATCGACCCGCCGCCACCGATCGATCCACCAGTCACCGAGGAGTACATCATGCAGACAGTCCGACAGGGCGACGGCTACCTAGCCAAGAAGGACGGCAAGCGTCGTGCGGTAAAGTCGTTGCAGGTCATGCTCGCTGACCACGGGTTCGCTGACAAGAACACACAGGATGGACAGTGCGCTGCGGACGGTGCATTCGGTAGCGGGACACATGAGTCCGTAGTAGCGTTCCAACACAGTGTCGACCTCGTCCCCGATGGGGTCGTCGGCCCACAAACGTGGGACTTGCTCGACAGCTAGGAGATATATGGACTTCATCAAGAACGAACCCGTCAGGTTCTGGGCGTTGGTTACAACGCTTGTTGCCGCACTCATCGCACTGCTTCAGATCTTCGGTGTCATCAACTGGAGTGGCGAGCAGGTGGCTGCGGTCATGGCGATCGTCGCTGCGGTTGGTGGTCTGATCATGTTCTTCCTTGTGAGGAATCAAGTCAGCCCCGTTGCTTAGACGTACCGCTACCTGGACGCAAGAGACCCCCGTCGTGAGACGGGGGTCTTCTTGCAGCCAGATCACAGAGTTTGGAGACCCATGACCATGCCGACAGCATACACGATATTTGTGCACACAGGGAAGGTGTGATACACTACTCGGTATGCCAGATCCAGACCTGAGACTCATAGAGTCATTCGACGAAGCCCAGCAGTTCATGACGTGGCTCGGTGAGAGACGTACGTGGCTAGCTGTAGACACAGAAACCGGTGGCCTTGATTGGTGGCGCGAGAGACTTCGCACTGTCCAGATAGGGGATACAGAAACCGGCTGGACGATCCCTTGGGAGATGTGGGGAGGACTAGCCAAGGACGCCATTGAGCGCTACACGGGGCCCACCGTGATGCACAACTCCAAGTTCGATCTCCACTTCCTGGAGCACAACGGAGTCAAGTACCCGAGGCACAACCTCCACGACACCATGCCAATGGTCGGACTCATCGAGCCCGCAATGGCCAAGGGACTCAAGCCTGCATCTGAGCGCCACGTCCTGAAGGGAGCAGCACAGGGCGGCAGAGCTCTCAAGTCAGCAATGTCCAAAGGTAAATGGACGTGGGACACCGTGCCGATCAACCTCCCCGAGTACTGGATCTACGCCTCGCTCGACACCGTGCTCACCGCTCGTCTCGCTGAGAAGTTCTACCCGATCATCGAGGCCCAGTACAAGCGTGCCTACGAGACCGAGGTGGCTGTTGCTCAGGTGCTCTGTGACATGGAGACCAGAGGCATGCTGATCGACCCACACTACGTGGCCGACATGTCCATCTGGCTCGACCTGCAAGAGGTAGACCTGCTCGGGTGGTTCCGAGACGAGGTTCACATCAAGAACCCAATGGCTGACGCACAGACGATCCGCTGGTTCCAATCCAACGGACACCAGTTCACCAAGCGAACCGAGAAGGGAAACCTTGCGCTCGACAGTGAGGTGCTGCTCGACATAGCTGCGTCTGACGTCTGGTACTCACCGGTGGCGGCTGGGGTGAACCGCCTGCGAGATCTCCACAAGACTCGGGTCACCTACTTCGATGCGTTCATGGAGTTCGCTGACGACAACGACCGGATCCACACACAGATCAATCCAATGGAAGCAATCACCGCTCGTATGAGCTCTACCCGTCCGAACCTCCAGAACATCCCAGCGCGCAAGCACGGCAAGATGGTTCGTGACTCGTTCCTCGCAGGCCCTGGCAACAAGCTCATATCTGCTGACTTTGATCAGATCGAATACCGGATCATGGTGAGTCGTGCAGGTGAGCAGAACCTGATCGACGCTATCAACGGCGGTCAGGATCTGCACACCTACATGACGTCGGTCGTGTACGGCAAGCCGTACGAGGATGTCCAGCCAGAAGAGCGCGGCGTCATGAAGAACGCCACGTTCGCCTTCCTCTACGGAGCTGGCAACACCAAGTTCGCTGATATGGCAGGGATCTCCATCAACGATGCTGTTGAGTTCCGCAAGATGTACTCGACTCAGTTCCCAGCGATCGACCACTACGCGCGCACGATCAACCAGCTCGGCGCCACACAGGGCAGCGTGGTCACCGGCTACCTTGGGCGCAAGCAAGCGATCTGGTCGAAGAAAGAGTCGTACAAGCTGCTCAACTACGCCACCCAGGGAGAGGCCGGTGACGTACTCAAGGCGAAGATGGTGGAGCTGTCGATGACTGACGCCGGTCAATACATGCTGCTCCCGATCCACGATGAGCTTCTCTTTGAGGTTCCAGAAGAAGACGCTGAAGAGATCAAGAACATCATCGAGGATGTCATGCCAGAGAACCACGCATTCCACGTGCCGCTCTCTGTCGGCGCTGACATCGTCACAAGATGGGGAGACAAGTACTCATGACGGTACCGCTCGATCAACGAACAATCGTCGCTGTAGATCCAGGGAAGATGACCGGCTGGGCTCAGCTCAGACTCGGTGAGTTCTCCAGTGGACAGACAGACGACATCGCGTTCCTCTTGTGGATTGACGACTCAATCACAAGAGGTCTTCTGCCGACGATCGTGTGTGAGGACTTCATCTACACGACGGAGACGGCCAAGAAGACTCGCCAGACATACAGCACCGAGTCGATCGGAGTGCTTCGGTTCCTGGCGGCAAAGCACTCGCTCAGTTTCACACTTCAGACACCGGCAGACGCCAAGGGGTTCTCCAAGAACGACAAGCTCAAGGCGATGGACTGGTACATGCCAACGAAGGGTGGGCACGCCAACGACGCAGCGCGCCACCTCCTGCTCTACTGCGTCAAGAACAAGCTGATCGATCCACGACAGCTGCTAGAGATCCAGCCAGATCAAATAGAGGAGACCTGATGCCCACCATCGACTTGTACACAGACGGAAAGATCCACGTTGCATCCGAGATGCGCGAGCGGGACATGGTCAAGCTCGTGCCAGGAACCACGTGGGATCGAGAAGGCAAGCAGTGGACTGCTCCGCTCTCGTGGGGCTCGTGCATTGCGTTCCGAGGTGTCTTCGGTGACGCCCTTCAGATCGGACCTGGGCTCATGGACTGGGCTCAGCGTGCTCGTGACGAGCGCATTGATCCAGCAATGAGGATGCGTACAGCCCTGGAGTCTCCGGCACTCATGGAGTCCGAGCCAAACC